CCATCTCCGTCTCCGGCAACACCGTCTCCTACAACGCCTTCGCAGGCTCTCACTGGTCACAACTGCAAGACGGCAGTAAGCCGGACATTCTGCGCGGCACGGTCATGGAGTCCATTAACGAATTGTGCGTGTGGCCCGACGAAAACAACGAGCGTCTGCCCAAGTCTAAGATCAGCGACACGGCGGGCAGTAAGAAGGTCTACGGCGTGTTCATGGCGTGGGACAACGATTGGACTGAGACGAACGATATGTACGTCACGGCGGTCGGTGCGTTCATCTGCCGCGTCAATGGCAGCGTCACGGTGCAGGAAGGCGACTTGCTGGAATCGAACGGCGACGGCACGGCGCGTGTCCAAGCGGATGACATCATTCGCAGCAGCACCATCGGCAAAGTCACCAGCACGGTCAAGACGCACGAATACGACGATGGTTCGTACTGCGTTCCCACAGTTTTGTATTGCGGTTAAGGAGCAACCATGTCCGACGTTGAACTGAAACTCTCGCTGGAAGAAGCCGTCGCCATCACGAACTTGATCGGGTCACTCCCGACGAGCCAAGGCGCGTGGCCGCTTTTTGAAAAACTCAAGGCACAGGTGGAACCGCACCTGCCGAAGCCGGAACCGCAGACTACTAACTAATGACCGTTCAGACGGTTTTGCTGCTCATCTTCGCAGTGCTTCAGGCGTTGGACATTTGGACAACGCTTCGAGCACTCAAGATGGGCAAGCGAGAGATGAATCCAATTCTCGCTAAACTCTTTGAAAAATACGACCCGTTTGCAACCATGGTTGTATTCAAGGTCGCAGCGATATTCGCTCTATGGTGGGCCGATCTTGACATTCTGTCGGCACTTTGTTGCGTAGTTTATTTTTATGTCATCGCAAATAATCTGCGAGTGATTCGAGGGTAAGTTATGGCAAATTTATTTGACTCTGCAAACTACCCAACGAAAGAGTTAACCGAGGCACAGGTTGGTGATCGATGGGCTTGGAAGCGCGTTGATCTTGTCACCGATTATCCTCACACCGCTTATAGCCTTTCCTATGTTTTCCGTAGAGAAATCACCGGAGAGCGTATCGCAATCACGGCATCCGGTTCGACCGACGCATATACGGTAGAAGTGTCCTCTACGACTACCGCTAACTACGAAGCCGGAACGTATCACTGGGTGGCATACATCACCCGCACTTCGGATTCAGCGCGTATTGAGGTCGACTACGGCACGATGACAGTTCAGCCGAACCGCTCGACTGACTCTAGCGATCCTCGTTCTTTTGCGCAGATTGCTCTCGACAATATCGAGACGTATCTAAAAGATCCAACCAATCTAGCGGCTGCTTCTTATTCTATCGCCGGTCGCTCGCTCTCTAGGTGGAACCGTGAGGACTTGCTACGCGAGCGAGAAGTGTTAAAAGGCGAAGTAGTACGCGAACGACGAGCCGAGCAAATTAAAAAAGGGCTCGGCACTAATGCTACGATTCGAGTGAGGTTTACATGAGGCTACGCGACTTATTCAAACGAGCAGCCCCGAAGCCTCGCCGTAGAGCATTCGAGGCGGCAAATACCGGACGACTGTTTTCCGATTGGCTAACGCAGACTCGTACCGCCGACTCTGATCTACGCTATACCCTAAAGGCGATGCGTGCTCGATCACGCGACCTTTGCCAAAATAACGATTACGCTCGTCGATATCTCGATCTCGTTGATACGAATGTTGTAGGGCCGAAAGGCATCACGCTACAGGTTCGCGCCCGAGAGCCGAACGGCGTTCTCGATCAGGTAGCAAATCAGCAGTTAGAAGCCGCTTTCGCGATGTGGGGCCAGCCGGGAGTCTGTACGGTAGACGGTCGCCTCTCTTGGGTCGATGCGCAGCGCGTCTTTATCGAAAGCGTCGTGCGTGATGGCGAATGCTTCGTGCTATTCGTCGAGGATAGCGCGAACCCGTATCGCTTCCGCTTGCAGTTCATTGATCCTGACATGATCGATCAGGATAAGAACGAAGTTTTCCCGGGCGGCGGTCAAATCCGCATGGGCGTAGAAATCGATTCGGCGGGTAAGCCAGTGGCGTACCACGTTCGAGTCGCCCCGCCGGACGATTACCAGTTAGGTACTAGCAGTCCGAAAACGGTTCGTATTGCCGCAGAGCGCATGATCCACGCCTTCCGTGCGGATCGTATCGGACAGACTCGCGGCACTCCGTGGACGGCTACTGCGATGACGCGCCTCAAAATGCTCGGAGGCTATGAAGAAGCCGAATTGGTAGCGGCTCGCGTATCGGCCTCGAAGATGGGATTTTTTGTCTCCGAGTCTGGAGACGAATACCAAGGCGACGGCAATAACCCCGACGGCACGCTCAATATGGAAGTGCAGCCCGGGCAATTCTCGCAACTCCCTGCCGGTGTGGACTTCAAGTCATACGACCCGCAGCATCCCTCGACCGCTTTCCGTGACTTTGAGAAGGCGATGTTACGCGGTATCGCGTCAGGGCTTGGCGTGTCCTATACCTCGCTTGCTAATGATCTTGAAGCCGTTTCGTATTCGTCTATTCGTCAGGGCTTGCTCGAGGAGCGCGATCATTGGCGCACGATTCAGTATTGGATGATCGAGCATTTCTGCCAGCCCGTTTACTTGCGATGGCTGCGTCAAACGCTTGACTCTGGCGTTGTCAATCTTCCGGCGAATAAGTTTTTCAAATTCTCCGCTACGCAGTGGGTTCCTCGCGGTTGGCAGTGGGTTGATCCGAGAAACGAAGCCGAAGCGCAGATTGTTGCAATCAACAACGGACTAATGACCCGTACACAGGCTCTCGCGGAACGTGGCCTCGACATCGAGGATGTGATGCGCGAACGTCAAGCGGAAGAAGAAATCATCGCCGGATTCGGCGTGACGCTCCCGGGCGGTACTTCTCCGATTCAACCGGAGGCGACCAATGGCGGCTAAATACGACATCGTCATGGATCAGGGCGCGACCTTCAGTCGAGAATTAAAGTGGCTCGATGATGCCGCTAATCCTGTCAACCTCACAGGCTACACGGCTCGTATGCAAATCAGAGACGAGGCCGATTCTTCGACCGCCGCTCTCTCGCTCACGACCGAGAATAGTCGCATCACATTAGGCGGAACTGCCGGAACTATTACCCTGCTCGTCTCGGCTACCGATACTGCCGCAGTGACGGCGGGTGAATACGTTTACGATCTAGAAATCGTCTCCGGCTCTGGAACTGTAACGCGACTGCTTCAAGGTTGCTTTACGGTCGATGCGGAGGTTACGCGATGAGCGAGCGCGTAGTTATAGACGAAACTTTGCAATCGGTTGTTGTCGAAGAAACCAACAACGAAGTTATCGTTCGCACAGGCTGGCCTGACGGCGCAAAGAAAGGTGCGAATAACGATATTACCTCGATGTCTGGAATCACCGGCGGTATCGCAACGCCTGACTATATTGATTTCGATACGTCAGCGACATCGGCTAATGCGGTTGGGCGTGTAACGTGGGACGCTACAGACGGAAGTTTGCAACTCGGGCTTACTGGTGGCAACGCTGTTTCTGTCCTCGGACAGACGATCCACGCATACGTTAGAAGCGCAGAATCAGTCACGATCAATAAAGGTCAGCCTGTATATCTTTATCAGGCAACCGGAAATCGAGCCAGTGTAAAACTAGCCTATAACACCGGAGATGCGACCTCTGCTACGACCTTTGGTCTTGCCGCTGAAAGCATTGCGCCTAATCAAGCCGGATTCATTGTTTGCCAAGGCGTTCTCGATGGATTAAATACCGGCGCTTATAACGAAGGCGATATTCTGTATCTCGGCGCGACTGCCGGATCATTGACCGCTACGAAGCCAAAAGCACCGAACCACATGGTTTATATCGGTGTTGTTGAGCGTGCAAACAACGGCAACGGTCAAATCTACGTCAAAGTACAGAACGGTTACGAACTTGACGAGATTCACGACGTACAGATCAACTCACCCGCGAACGGGCAGTTGATTATTTATGACGCTGCAACGTCGCTCTGGAAGAACGCAAACATTACCGCTGGCACAGGAATCACGGTAACTAATGGCGCAGGAACGATTACGATTTCTGCTCCGCAAGTTGGAACTGTTACGAGCATCGCAACTGGCACAGGCTTGACGGGTGGAACTATCACCTCGTCTGGAACCATTAGCCTTGCAAACACAGCAGTTAGCGCAGGATCGTATGGCTCTGCTAGCGTGGTGCCGACTTTCACCGTTGACGCACAGGGTCGATTAACCTCCGCTGCTAACGCGACGATTGCGATTCCTAATACTGCCGTTTCCGGTTTAGGGACGATCTCCACGCAGAATGCTAACAACGTCAGCATTACAGGCGGCAGCATCACAGGAATTACTGACCTTGCCGTGGCTGATGGCGGTACTGGAGCCTCGAGTGCCTCTGCCGCTCGGGTCAATCTGCTTCCGTCCTATACGAGCAATGCCGGAAAGGTTCTTGCCCTTAATGTCGGCGGTACCGATGTTGAGTGGGTCGCAGCCGGAGTCGGCACAGTTACGAGTATTATCGCCGGAACCGGATTAAGTGGCGGCACGATTACCTCTACCGGAACCATTGACCTTGCGAATACGGCGGTTTCGGCAGGGTCATACGGCAGCGCAACTCAAGTTGGAACCTTCACCGTAGACGCACAGGGCCGATTGACGGCTGCTGCGAATACCACGGTGACTCCGGCTTTCTCGTCGATCACCTCGACCCCGACTACGCTATCTGGCTATGGTATTACGGACGCGATCAACGTCAGCCAGAAGGCAGCGGCCAATGGCGTAGCAACGCTCGACGCGAATAGCAAAATACCGAACAACCAACTCCCTGCTCTGGCGATTACGGATACATTTGTCGTCGCCTCGCAAGCAGCCATGCTCGCTCTCTCAACCGCAGAGAAGGGCGACGTAGCCGTTAGAACTGATCTCAATAAGTCATTCATTCTGACCGCCGATCCGTATTCGACGCTTGGCAATTGGCAAGAGTTACTGACCCCGACCGATGCGGTACTTTCCGTCAACGGTTTAACGGGAGCCGTTACACTTGTGGCATCCGATGTTGGCGCAGCCCCAACGACTCGCACGATTTCAGCAGGGACGGGATTAAGCGGCGGCGGTGATCTTTCGGCTAATAGGACGATATCGCTCGCTAATACCGCAGTCACGGCTGCTTCCTATGGCTCTGCCACACAGGTAGCGACCTTTACCGTCGATGCGCAGGGCAGACTCACGGCTGCATCGAATACCAATATCGCTATCGCTAATACGGCGGTTAGCGGCCTCGGTACGATGTCCACGCAGAACTCTAATGCGGTGACGATCCAACCGGCTGCAACGGCGACCCCTGCAAACAATGGCGATATGGTTTTTGAATTGACCGATAACTCAACGCTGACGATCAAAGTTAAGGGAAGCGACGGCACGGTTCGTGTGGTTGCATTGACCCTGACCACGACGGCAGAATCGTTCTTGAGGCTCGAATAATGGCGGTCGATCTAAAACCTACTGAAGAAATGGCATCCGAAGCCGAGCGTGGACTCGCTTGGCGTGAGGAATTCGGGCGCGGCGGCACTCAAGTTGGTGTTGCCCGTGCGCGAGATATTAAGAATCGGGCGAATCTCTCCCCCGAAACAGTCCGAAGGATGGTTAGTTATTTTGCGCGACACGAAGTTGACAAAGAAGCCGAAGGGTTCTCCCCGGGCGAAGAAGGCTACCCAAGTGCAGGGAGAATCGCGTGGGCTTTATGGGGCGGTGATCCAGGCAAAGCGTGGGCTAACCGCAAAAGCGAAGAATTGGATCGAGAAGATGAGGGCCGAAATATGGACAAGGTAGAAGAGCGACACGTTGTAGCCGTCGTCGAGGACGAGGCCACCGTCACGGTGACTTTTGCCAAGTCCGAATACGACATGGACGAATCCGAAGAATCCGACGAGATGATCGAGGACTTCGAGGAAGAAGCCGAATATGAAATGGAAGGCGAGCGTCCGAAAGACATCTACGGCAACGAGCCGTGGGAAGAAGACTACGCTGGCCCTGCCAAGCGCAAGGGGCCGACCGAGCGAGTATTCCGTTCGGCGGTATTCGAGCGTCAATCCATCATGGAAGATCAGCGCCGTGCTACGCTTGCTTTCTCTAGCGAAATGGGCGTAGACCGTGGATGGGGGGTCGAGATTCTCGATCACTCACCCGGCGCGATTGATATGGAATTTATTGGGAGTGGCCGTGCGCCGCTTTTGGTAGATCACGAAATGGCCGATCAGGTCGGAGTAGTGGAGCAGATTAGCCTCGGAACGGATCGCGTGGCGCGAGCCGTAGTGCGCTTTGGGAAAAGTGCGCGAGCCGAGGAAATCTGGCAAGACGTAAAAGATGGCATACGGTCAAACGTATCTGTCGGTTACGTTATTAGCGAGATGGTTTCAGACGGTAAGAAGGGAGATCGGGAGATTTTCCGTGCTACTCGTTGGATGCCGCTCGAGATTAGCATCGTGAGTATTCCGGCAGATACTAGCGTCGGCGTTGGGCGTTCCCTCGAGGCTCCCGCACCGGCTCCGGTTGCCGATCCTATCATTATCGTAAAGGAGACTAAAATGTCTGAAGATATCTCTAGCGTCCGTGCTGACGCTGCAAAAGCCGAGCGCGAGCGCGTTGCGGCGATTCTTGATCTGGCCTCGCGGCATAACCACCGTGAGTTTGGCGAAGCCGCCATCCGTGACGGCGCGTCGATTGAGCAGTTCCGTGGCGCGTTGCTCGACAAGGTTGGCAGCAAGCCCCTGTCGGTGAGCAACGAGATCGGCATGAGCGACAAGGAAGTGCGTAACTTCTCGTTCGTTCGTGCGATTCGTGCGCTTTCGAACCCGCAGGATCGTCGCGCTCAAGAAGAAGCCGCTTTTGAGTTTGAGGCTTCACAGGCTGCGCAGAAGAAGGAAGGCCGCGACTCGCGTGGCATCATGGTTCCGGCTGACGTTGTGTATCGTGACCTCACGACCTCGACGGCTTCCGGCACTGCGAAGGCTGGCAACCTCGTTCCGACCGACCTCCTCTCTGCGTCGTTCATCGATGTGCTGCGTAACAAGATGGTTCTTAACCAACTCGGTGCGCAGTTCCTCACCGGCCTTTCCGGTAACGTCGCGATTCCGCGCAAGACCGCTGCCTCGTCTGCCTACTGGGTTGGCGAGAATGCGGCCCCGACGGAAAGCACCAACGCTCCGGCGTTCGATCAGGTCACGATGTCTCCCAAGACGCTCGCGGCCTATGTCGATTACAGCCGTCGCTTGATGTTGCAGTCGTCGCTCGACATCGAGACGCTCGTTCGTAACGACCTCGCCACTTCTATCGCCGTTGCGATGGACGGTGCTGCGGTCGCCGGTTCGGGCAGCAACAAGCCGACTGGCGTGCTGAACACCTCGGGCATTGGCTCGGTGACGCTCGGCACGAACGGCGGTGCGCCGACTTGGGCGATGGTTGTGAGCCTTGTTCGAGAAGTCGAGATCGACAACGCGCTTACGGGTGCCGCTTCGTTCCTGACCAACGGTCAGGTCAAGGCGAAACTTGCGAGTACGTCGAAGCAGACGAGCGGTGTCGAGGGTAACTTTATCCTCGGGCCGGACATGAACAACCTCTACGGCTTCCCGATTATGGTATCGCAGCAGGTTCCGTCCAATCTCTCCAAGGGATCGGGCAGCAACCTCTCGGCCATGATCTTCGGCGTGTGGAGCGACCTGTTGATCGGTCAGTGGTCGGGCATCGACCTGATGGCTGATCCGTACACCGGCTCGAAGGAAGGCACGGTTCGCATCGTGGCGTTCCACGACTGCGACTTCGCAGTGCGTCACCCCGAGTCGTTTGCCGAGTGCAACGAGATCGTCACGACCTAATAGTGATTGATCTAGCCGCATATCAAGGTCGCCATCGAGGGCAGCGTTGTGCCGTCCTCGGTGGTGGCCCCAACCTGATAGAAGATATCAGGTCGGTGCGGCATCGCCTCTTGAGGGAGGGCGTGTTGATTGGAGTGAATCAGCACGCTCTCCTTCTTAATTTGGAGTACATCGTTTATCAGGACAAAGAGTTGTGGCCGATATTGCAGGGCCACGCTCCGGTGATTTCGCACCACAAAGATGCGTGCGATATTTGGTCAGGCATTGTTCCTGACTTTGGATTCTCCGGCGGTACTGCGGTCTGGATTGCCGACTACCTCGGATTCGATGAGATTTATGTTTGTGGTTGCGATAACTACATGACCACGCGCCGGTACTGGCACAGTAAGTTAGGCGATATGCGAGTCGAAGAAGGCATTTCGAATATCAATGCGTGGATAAAGGTTCGCGATTACATGAAAGAGCCTGACAAGGTTTTCGTCGCTTCGGGTTGTCTCACAAAGGTATTTAAGCCGTTATGAAAGTCGAAATGATCCGCTCCCGTCTTTACAACGGGCAGACCCTAGAACGTGGTCGAGTGGTCGATGTAGATACGACGTTTGGGAAATGGCTGATCGGTCGCGGTATGGCGGTCGAATACACACGCCCCTCCTTCTTCTCTCAACCGGAGGCTCCGAAGCGTGGACGACCGCGAAAAGGAGATTGAGAAGTATCGGGGCGTTTATGCCCGATATGATCACTACGGGATGTCGGACGACCGACGCGACCCCGTATTAAAGGCTATTAGCGGCCTTTCTGGGTCATTTCTTGACGTATCTTGCGGTAGGGGCGAGTTAATGGCAGCCGCCTCTAGAATCGGCTTTAAGCCCGTTATAGGCACCGAGGCGGTTCCAGAGTTATGCAACGAAAACGTCCATCAGGCGGTCATTACTGATCTGCCTTTTGAGGATAAGTCATTCGACGTAGTGACCTGTATTGATGTGATCGAGCACATCCTAGAGCCGGACATCGTGCCGGGACTTCTAGAACTTGAGCGAGTCTGTGGTGGCGTTTTGATTATCGCCGCCGCCGATTATCCGACGTTCTGGGATGGGGTAAACCTCCACCCCTCTGCTAGACCCTATCCTGCATGGGATTTGCTTTTTAGACAGACCTTCTCGGGATCAGTGACTCGAATCGGCCCGACCTCTACGAGCGAAATGTGGAGCGTGCGTTATGGCGGTGTATAACCAATTCGATACGGATGCTTTCTTTCGCGATGCAGCGGTTTGGCTGATTTATAAAATTGGCAAAACTCGCCATGCGATCCGTGGGATTCTCGATTCGCCTTATCAGGGCGTGACAATAGCCGAGGCAGAGTTCGCCTCCGAGCGCATCACCGTGGTATTGCCGTCCGAGAGTTTGCCGGTTGAAGCAGCCCCGGGCGACAAAGTAATACATGAATGCGATACCTATACCGTGCAGGAAATTCAGCCTGACGGCACAGGCGTAACGACGTTGATTCTAGAAACCTCTACCGATCTGGATGCGCCATGACATTCGAGAGCAGTTTTGATCGAGCATCGATGTTCTCGCCCTCTGATTGGGGCCGAAAAGCCGTTTATAAAAACAAAGGTAAGCGGTTTACGATTAATGGCATCTTCGATAGCAACTATCAGTTAGTTGACGTTGCCGAGGTTGGTTTCAGCAGTAGCACGCCGATCTTCACGATCCCGACCGCTGCGCTTCCTTGCAAGCCTGTAGTCGGTGACTTGCTCTTTATCGACTGCGATCAATACACCGTTCGTAACTTTAAGGCAGACGGCACAGGCGTGACCGTATTGGTTCTCGAGTTTGCTACCAGACTTGAGATTGCAGAGGAAAACAACCTCTTGCTGCAAGACGGTACAAATATGCTGCAAGAGAGCGGCAGTTTCATTCTCCTAGAGACAGGTAATCCGTAATGGCTCACGCACGCAAACAGATTCGCGATCAAGTCGTTACGATTCTGACTAACGCACAGGTCGCAGATACGATCTCGAAGTCTCGCGTTTACCCGATTCCTGCCAACACGGTTTCTATGGCATTGGTGTACACAAATACAGATTCCGTATCGCAGACCACCTTAACGTATCCGCGCAAGTTCGACCGAGAGATGATGCTAATCATCGAATGCGTAGCGCGTGATTCAGACTATCTTGATGACCGACTCGACAGACTATGCGAATCGGTCGAAAACGCTATCGGAGCGGATAACACGCTCGGCAGCGTTGTAAAGGATTGTATCCTCATGGATACACAAATCACGCTCGACTTTAGCGGTGACGCGCCGATAGGGTCAGCGAGAATGCAGTTCCGAGTTTCCTATCGGACTGCGGAGACTGACGCAGGAACTATTATTTCGTAAGGAGTATTTATGGCAAACCATCATGGCTCGGAAGGGCTTGTTAAGACCGGCGCTGGCTCCGCAACCGTGGGCGAAGTGACCGGATTTTCTTTTACCGTATCGGCAGAATACGCCGAAGATACGACTCTGTCGGACACGGCAAAGACTTACAACACGACTGCAATTACGTCGTGGAGTGGAACCGTTACGGCTTTTTGGGATGAGGCGGATACTGGACAGACTAACTTCTCGACCGGCGCAAACGTCGATCTGAAGTTGTATCCAGAGGGCGCAGTTAATCCTGATACCTATTACTACGGGAATGCTCTTGTCACAGAAATTACGCGCAACGTGCAGCGTGGCGCAATTACAGAGATCACTTTTAACTTCATCGGTAACGGCGCATTGACGACCGGAACTGCGGCATAAGGAGTAATTAGCATGGCAAATCATCACGGTTCAGAAGGTCTTGTTCGTGTCGGCTCAAACACCGTTGCGGAAGTGACCGGCTTTTCTTTTACTGCTAGTGCAGAGTACGCCGAGGACACTACGCTCTCGGATACTGCAAAAACCTACAACACCACCGCGATTACTTCGTGGAGCGGTTCTGTGACGGCATTTTGGGATGAGACGGATACCTCCGGTCAGGTCGCGATGGCTCCTGGTGCAAACGTCGCTCTAGTGCTTGCACCGGAAGGCATTGATAGTGGCGATACCCGCTACAGCGGTAACGCTTTGATTACGGAAATCACCCGCAACGTGCAGCGCGGAGCGATCACCGAGATTACGTTCAACTTCATTGGAAACGGCACACTTACGGCAGCAACTTCTTAATAGCGAGGTTTTATGAATTGGAAAGAACAGGCGAAGGCGCAATTCGCGGAACGGCGTAAGCCCGACACGTTGGTTGCGATCCCTGTACCGGCTTGGAATACCACAGTGTATTTCTGGCCGGATATGACCTTGGCAGAGCGGCGTGAGATTTTCATGCTCGCAAAGCAAAAGGGCGACGAAACCATCCTTGACTTGGAGGCTATGGCGATCACCTTGATCGTTAGGGCCAGGGACAAGGAAGGCAAGAGAATGTTCAGCAAAGCAGAACGCATCGAACTGCTTAATGAATATGACCCCGACGTAATGGCGCAGATTGTTTCAGCGATGAATACTGCTCCGGTTAGCGTCGAGGATGCCGAAAAAAACTGATTGAGGACGGGCATCTCCGAGCGATTTACGCTCTCGCGCTACGGTTGCACGTCCTCCCAGATCAGATTTTTGAGATGACAGAGAGCGACTTTTATCATCTTCTAGCCGCCTGTAAGTTAGAGGCAGAGGATCAGGAGCGAGCATGGCGCAAGCACAATTCGCGTTAACCGCCGTAGACAAAACTCAAGGCGCAATCAATTCGGCGATGCGCGGATTGAAAGGTCTGGGCGAACAAACCTCGATCCTCAAGAGAGCGTTTGCTGGTATCGGTGCGGTAGCGGTCGGGCAGTTCTTGACCCGTACCGCTACCGCTGCAATCCAGTACGGCGACGAACTGCAAAAGGCATCTATAAAGTCAGGGGTCGCGGTTGAGCAACTCTCTGCCCTTGCCTACGCAGCAAAGCAATCTGACATTGATTTAGGCTCTCTCTCGGAAAGCCTAAAGAAGATGCAACTTGCTTTGTCGCAAGCGACTACTGGCGGCAAAGAGCAGAAGAAAACGCTCGATGCTCTTGGCATATCTCTAGAGGATATTAAAAACCTAAATGCTGATGAGCAGTTTATTCTGATCGCGCAGCAGATTAGTTCTCTCAAAAATCCAGCCGATAAAGCCAGAGCCGCTACCGAACTTTTTGGTAGAGCGGGCGCAAACCTTTTGCCGTTGTTCGAAGATGGTGCAGAGGGCATTCGCAAAGCAACAGAAGAAG